TCAAAGATATGTGTCTTTCTTGCGGTATTTTGCATTTTTGATAGTGCCACGATACCCATATTGTTTTCAATATTGATATCGTACCATCTGAGATACATTTTTCCAGTATATCATATTCTGCACCTTCGATATTTATTTTTGCCATCACATTATCCGCAATAGTGAAATTATCGGAAAGAAATTTTGAAAAATCCATACATGGCGTTTTAATTGGTGCATCTTTATCTAGATTTCCGGTAATTTTATCTTGATAAACAGTAGAACCCTGTACAGCCCTTGGATTCCTTTTGCTTACATAAAAACTTACATCTCCATCGTATACCCATGCAGCCATACTAATTTTAATTACATCAGTTCCGTAATCGAAATTAGCAAGATAAGGATTACACTCAAAGGCATATATTTTAGTTCCGGGAGTATAATATTTACTTCTTCTGAATCTATTAACATATAGACCCCTAAAAGCTCCTAAGTCAATATAAACATTCATCTTTATAATCCTTTTGCCGCTTCCCCAAAATGTTCATATATCGGTGTGGTATCAAGCCCCAATTCTTTAAAACCGAGTAAATAATTTTTAATTCTATCTGCGCTTATCATTGGATACGGTATTTTATTTCTGCCCTCATTGTAAAAAAGATGTTGCCACACCATTTTCGGATGACACCATACTTTGCGCCCAGCTTTGCGATATTTTTCCTGTATATACCCTGTTTCTCCCCCAAATCCCCTAAATCCTGGGTTAAAACCTAGCCATGAAGAGCGCCGACATGCGAAAAAGCCCGCTCCCTGGGCCCATATTTCCCATTTCTCTTCTGGTAATACACTCACAGCAGGTGCCCATATACCCCACATCCTCGCTCTCCATTGCGGTAACCATTCACAAGCATATTTTGTCCCAACTGAATGCAATAGCGGCCCTTGATATAAATCGTCTCCGATTATTTCTACATCTAATGTTCCTGGCTTAACAAGAATATGGGAGTCTATACAAAGTATAAACTCCCCTTTTGCGATATCTATTGCCCTATTTTTGGCAGCACTCACTCCGGTTATTTCTGTATATCTATCATACCGGACAACGGTGCTACCGTTTTTTTTTATGTAATTGGCAAGACTATCGTTTCCTTGATTATCAACTACTATAATTTCGCAATCTTTGAGATTATGATACATTCGCAATGCCTGCACCGTGAAATAAACTTCAGTAAAATTATCATATGAAGGCATCACAATTGACCATTTAAGATTATCGCTCATTAAGCATCAACCTCTTCCCATAGATAACCAAATTGCATTACTGCACCGGTGGCAACAGTTGTGTCCGTTACAACAGCACGGCCAGGAGCAAGAATAATACTGCCATCAAGTTTTACAATATTTGGAGCAAGTCCTCCTAGTTGCACACTGTCAGCACCTTGTCCAAGCGTACAAATAATTCTTTCAATTACCGGCGCAACTATCGTTCCACCTTTGTCAACAATAGCAATTGATGTTGCGTAACCATTCCGGCAACATCTAGGAACTATATCAGTGGCAAATCCGGAATCCGTAGTTGTTGCTAGGGCCAGCAACGTTTCAGCAGTTAACGCAGCAGTACAAGCATAACTAAATTCGTGTACGACAATCAATTTACCGCTACCAGTTGGATTACAAAGGCCTAATCCAACAAAAGATGTGTTAAGTGTGGTACTCGTAGTAGTAGGCGTCTGCATTGCCGCACAGAAAAGCCGTCCGTTAATTGCAGCATCGGCATATATCCCACCACCATTTTTAGATAAAAGAATCCCATCATTATCAACAATGGCGGGCAGCCCTATACCAGTTCTTGTTTTTCCATACATAATTATTCTCCTCGCGGCCTAAATTGCCGCTGATTTAATTGCGTTTATCATTCTCAAATCCTGAACCCACATTCCATTATGGTAAATATATTCTTCACCTGTGTCAATGACATGGAATCCAGAACCTTCAGGCGCATCACTAGGTTTTACATCACTTGAGACGCCATTCCATTTTTTAATATTCGTTTCGAGACAAATTGACATATTAACCCCCAAAATAGGGCGGTTTCCCGCCCTTTATTTTATATAGCCTCGATATACGCGCCATCGTCAAGCGGAACATAAATAACCGACCATTTAACGGTTACTGTTTCGGCTGCTGAATTTAATGCTTCAATTGCACCAATTGGCAAAACCATGTCTCTGGTCATAGCCTGTGTCAATGCTGCCGAGACCCCATACATTGCATCACCGACAGCCCCGGTTATACTAACCAGTGTTTGTGCTTCAAGTGCACCTATAGCCAAAACCGTACACATGGCGGCGGTTGTCCCTGTTGTCGGATTTGATTGCAGGGATAGGTTTGTTGCTCCGGATGCGGCGACTGTTATCTGTCCTATAATTTGCTTTACAATAACCCTTCCACCTGCTATTGTAAATAGCGGAGTGGCAACACCGCTAATCGTCATAGCACCCGCATCACGATCAACACGTTTACCTGTAGTAAGTTCCGCGAAAGACTTTAACGGATCAAGTTGTGACATATTAATATTCCTTTCTTAAAGGCCGGTTTTATCCGGCCTATTAATTAACCGTTGTAATAAGTATCTTCGAGAATAAAAGCACTATAAACATTACTTGCATTACCCGCATTGCAATGGACACCGAGATATTTTCCCGACGGAACCAGGATCGACGGAACTTCAAATACAAGAAAATTGGTAAGTATACCATTTGTAAAATTAGCGGCAGGAACCGAGCCTGCTTTGGCATCTGTCTGTCTCGCTCCTGTCGGATATGTACTGTTATACAACCAGATAGGTACATTATCAGTCAATGCGGTTGTGTTAGTTGCCGCCGCATCGTCCGCCGTGGATAATGTCAGCGTAACTATTGTTGCGTGGCCCATTACAACAGGACATACAACAGATATAATACCCACTCCGGCAGTCGGTAGATAATCAACCTCCGTGACAGTATCGCCGGTAGTCCCCTGCTGCAATATTGCAGCACACTTAAACATTTCTGCTATTGAACTCATTGTAAAACTCCTTATTTTAAATTATGGTTAATTATCGCGCTGCAATTGTAATATATGGCGAAGTCGTAAAACTTGAATTTTTCGCGCTTGTAAGTGCAGAGTTGCTATATGGCAATCCGTTAAATCTGTACCGAAACCTGAAACATGATTCATCATACGCAAATTGAACGTGAATTGAAGAATCAGTTGCCAATCCACCTTTATCAATCCCGATATAATCACTCAGGTCTGCAAGAATTACGTCGCCGACATCACCAAGTTTGGGGCATTGTTCAATTGTGATAACCGGGCGTCCGAAAAGTGTACCATGAGGCGCCCCACTAATTCCCCCAGCAGGCATGTATACCGGGACTCCACCGGCACCGACTGTCATTGTCATCGAAAACAATTCCGGCTCGACTTCCTGATTTATAAGCCATACAGACCGGGGTTTAGACCGTGCTCTAAGCCGTGACCACATTTTAATAATGTTTTCATAAACAACCGTATCGGCTGCTTGCCCTGCTTCTTTCGTAACACTTATAAGGGATGCGCTGTTCAAAATGCCGAGCGGGATCCCTTTACCATCACCATTGATTATCGCGTCGTCAAGTTTATATGCCATCTCTGCGCCGTATGCTTTACGGACAAACGCCTCAAGCGTCCTAGCATCGGCCATCAACTCGTCGGTCATATAGCAAAACGCTAGAAGCTTCGAGAGCTTTATATCAATCTCCCTGATCTTTGGTTTTGTCGTTGTTGCAGTTCCGGCTTCGGGTGTCCAATAAGCAAGTACGCCACCGAATCGGCTTCCGTCGGCCCTGGATGTTTCAGCCAATGCCGGAAGGGTGGTGCCGTTACGGTTTTCAGCAACAGGAAGTTTAGTTATCCTCGGATATACCTGTGATTGTTCCATAATCTCAGTCATCAGCATGCTTTCGTTTTCAGCGCCTACCATGAAACCACCGTCTGAGGATACCGTAACACTCATTCCAGTTGCAACATCCTGTATTCTCTCCGGCATTAATCGATTGTCAAATCGACCGTTAGGCGAATAAAAGTTTTTCACAGCGACAAGCATTTCGCCGAAATTGCCAAATTTGTTTTTGTCATCCTTTACATCAATTCTTGGCTGATTAGATGGTGTCGCTGGAGTTGCCAGGTCGTTTTTAATTTGGTTGATTTTTTCTTCCCTTGCGGCAGCGGCTTTGTAATTTTCGATTTCTTTTTCATAATCGTTAAATACTTTCTGCTCCTCATCGGAAAGGTCACGTTTTTCTGTTTTTGCTGTCTCAATAAGTTTGTTCATCTTGTTAAGACAATCGCGTATCATCTCTGCGAAATTCATTTAGAAACCTCCATCATTTTAAGTGAAAGATATTTTTGATTTGCAATTATTAGCCGTTCTGCCTTCTCCTTACCGGCAATGTCTACGGGTTTAAATTTATCTTTAGGAAATAATTTGTATTTTTCAGGATCAATTTCCATTCCGTTAATTATATATTTGTTATTTTTAATGCTTGCGGAAACCTCTTTGTTTTTTTCAAGAGTATCCGCGAAACCTATTTTAAGAGCTTCCTCTCCTGTTAACCAAGTTTCTTCATCCATCATTGTTATTATTTTTTCATCTGACAATTGTGATTTATCCTTATATGCGCCTACAATAATACTTTTAACTTTATCCAGCAAATCAGCTTCTTTTCGCATATCATTTGCATCGCCTATCATAATACTGTATGGATTGTGCATCATTATTAATGCGTTTTTAGGCATTATAATTTCATCCGCTGCCATTGCAATTACAGATGAAATAGAAGCAGCAATCCCATCTATACGTGCGGTTATTTTTGCGGTTTGACGTTTTAAAATATTGTATATCGCCATGCCTGCGAATACCCCGCCACCGGCCGAATTAATAAATAAATTTATATATTTCATACCCTTTAATTTATTAATTTGATCTTTAAACCAAGTAGGAGTAACGTCTTCTTCAATCCATTTTGCACTTGTTATATCACCGTATATATATATTTCTCCGGTGTCCTCTTTATTTTTTACATCAAACCAAAACATATTATCTGCTCCTTGCTATAAGGTTATCTATTTCTTTTCTTATTTCCGATTGTACATTATCAACCTCTTTCCCTGCCTCAATCATATTCATAGGCTGCAAATAGATATCTCCATTTTCAATTCTGTTTAAATTAAACATTCTTCTGATATCATTGACAGACAGCCAGCCCCACTGTCTACCTATCGCAAAAGCTTCCGCCATGCTTTTTGCATCACCACGCAGCAAAGCGTTCATATTAAATTCTAAATAATATCCAGCGTTCCGTTGTTTCTGTGTCAACAACTGGGTATTTATACATTCTTCTGCTCTTTTAAAATGCGGCAACATTGTATACATAGCAAATTCAAGTGATTGATGTTCGATGTTGTTATTAGTGGCTTTATCCAGATTTTGAACAAGATGCAATGGCACACGGCAAAACCGGCAAACATCTTCTATTTGAACCTTTTTACTTTCTATAAGTTGTGCGTCAATTGGTTTAATATTTAATTCCTTAAAATCCATCCCATCTTCGAGAATCATCGGCTTGCCTGCATTTACAAGGCCGTGATAGTTTTTCTCCAAATCTATTTTGAGTCTTTTCCACGCTTCATCGTTTAAAAATGTAGGGTGTTTAAATATGCCGGAAGCTAATGCACCATTTTCATAAAATTTAATTCCATATTCTTCATAGGATTTACCAAGCTTTATTGCCCTTGATGCATATTCTATAATTGACATCCCAATTATCCCATTAGTAGACGGCCCAGGTAAATGAAAAACATCGTTTCTGTAATATGTTTCCTTATTGTCAACTATATAAATCAACTTTCTAGTTTCTTTTTCCCTGTCGATTTTTACCCGTTGCCATTCAATAGGATACAAGCCAGCGATTCCGCCGCAGAAATTTTTCTGTCTTAATGATACAGCATTCCCTCCGGCACATAATTGATACATGCTTGATTCTTTCCAATTATAACTTGACATTTCATCATTTGCTCTACCGTGGAAAATATCATATAATCCGGTTTCATTTGTGCTTTCACGGTCATCATTAGAGGTTTTTCTATATTCAAATATTGGTACAGAAGCGAATGTTTCAGCGAGTACACGAAAGCAGGCAAATAAAACGGAATATTTTAACGCGGATGTTTCTGTTAAAATGGTATCATTTAATATTATATCGTCACCAGATAGATATTGTTTTATTATATCATCAAAGGATTTGTTAAAGAAAAGTTTTACCTTTTCAAAAAACTTCATAATAAATCCCCCATAAAAAGAAAACCTATCCGCATTATCAACGATAATACGAATAGGCTTCTTGCAAGAAATCCTTATTTATTACAATACAAAACTTTTAATGCAATGTCAATACATATTTTTTTTATTTTTCTTGATTGCTGTGATAACCACACTCCGGGCATCTCGAATTAGGGTAACCACGCCACTCATAATGACACTTCCGGCAAGTTTTTGACACTTCTTTACCACCCATTTTTCTATTTAATACCGATTTATTATAATATGAGTTAAATTTGTTCATTTTTATTCCTCCTATATAGACCTCATACCGCGTTTATTATAGGTACATTCCTCATTTACAATAGCCCGTACCATTGCATTAATTACAGCAGCAATTAAATCTATACGCTGCGTATCATCCTTGTGTTTTTTACTTAATTTAATGTTTCCGATATTGTCACATATTTCAAAAGCATTTGACAAACACCATGTTAACAAAGGGTTGCCATCATGAATTATCTTTCCCTGTAAAACAAATTCTCTAAATTTTTTTGTAGGCTCCGATAGTGTTTGTACGCCCTGCCGTATCCCTACGCAAATATATCCCTCACCGCCCATAACATTGGAAAACTGCCTAGCACTATATGGATCAAAACAGACTTCTTTAATCTTCCATTTATTATTTAATTCTGTGTCATGTATGTGCTGTATTATAAATCTGTCATCCGTGACATCGCCTTCCGTAATAGAGCACCAGCCCTCTT